ATTCTTCACTCTCTCGTTCGAATCTCTCTACACTCTGTCGACCAATGTGTCTACCAACACAGTCGTTCGCCAGTGGGAATACTCGAACGTCGTCGATACGGCGCCGGGTCAGTCGAATTATGTTCGACAGTTCGGTAATACGTCTGCCCAAGACGAACTGCACGTGGTTGTCGCTGACGAGGACGGACAATTCACGGGTGTTCCTGGTACGATCCTCGAAGTTTATGAGCGTCTTTCGCGCGCCACAGACTCTAAGTCTGACGATGGTGCTTCGATTTACTACAAGACGGTCATGAACAACAACTCTAAATACGTGTGGTATGCCAATCCTCGCGCAGGTTCGCCTGTCGCGAACGCCGCGTCTATCGCGAGCGCGTCGGATACTAAGCCGCAGGCGATGTCCTTCACCGGTGGATCTGATGGTGCGGATGAAGCCAATGTCACCATTGGTGTTCTGACGACTGCATGGGACAAGTTCAAGTCTTCTGAAGATATCGACGTCAGCTTGCTAGTCGCTGGTAAAGCTCGCGGCGGTACTAATGGTGAGCAACTCGCTAACTACCTAATCGACAATATCGCTGAGAACCGCAGGGACTGTGTCGCTTTCGTTTCGCCCGACAAGGCGGACGTCGTCAACAACTCTACCGGTGACCAAGCCGATCAGACGGTGACCTTCCGTAACTCGTTGAGGTCTTCGTCCTACTATGTTCTTGATTCGGGCTACAAGCAGCAGTACGACAAGTACAACGATCTGATGCGCTACGTTCCTCTGAACGGTGACATTGCAGGTCTTTGCGCACGCACTGACAACACGAACGACCCATGGTGGTCGCCGGGCGGCTTCAACCGAGGCCAGATCAAGAACATCGTGAAGCTGGCCTGGAACCCAGGCAAGGCCGAACGTGACCTGCTCTACAAGAACGGCGTAAACCCAGTCGTAAACTTCCCTGGTCAGGGCACGATCCTCTACGGTGACAAGACTGGACTTGCCAAGCCATCGGCATTCGACAGGATTAACGTCCGCCGTCTGTTCATCGTCCTTGAAAAGGCGATCGCGACTGCCGCGAAGTTCACTCTGTTCGAGTTCAATGATGACTTCACGCGCGCACAATTCCGCGCGCTCGTTGAGCCGTTCCTCCGAGACGTACAAGGTCGCCGTGGTATCTACGACTTCCGAGTCGTCTGTGACGCTACGAACAACACGTCCGAAGTGATCGATAGGAACGAATTCGTTGGTGACATCTACATCAAGCCAGCGAAGTCGATCAACTACATTCAACTTTCGTTTGTTGCTGTTCGTTCTGGTGTTGAGTTCGAAGAAATTACCGGGCGTTTTTGATTGACAAATGATTCTTTCTGAAACCATTCCAATAACCATTAGCAACAACGGCTCTTACTATAAAGAGCTTGGATATGGTGAATGCAAACAAGGACAGATCCTGAATGTAAAAATTCAGGATCTTCCTCAAAATTCAAACAAAAATGTTTCTGTACAATGTGACTATTGTCCAACTATTTTCGAAAGATCATATCAAATGATCACTCGATCGAGAAAACTCTATGAGGCGCATCTTTGTAAATCGTGCGCCAGATTGGAAATTGGACGAACTATGGATTATTCGCACATTAGAGAACTCAATCGTGATCGAACACGCGAAAAACATCCTCGGTGGCGAACAGATAGAAGCGAATATTCGGAATATCACGCGCAAGTCTATAGTCTAACAAGAAGAACGTATAAGAACAACAAAGAGGTATTAAATCCTCTCGATCTTCCATTTGGTAGATGCGGTGTAGATGGGGCGTATCAACTAGATCATAAAATCTCTATCAAGAGAGGTTATGAATTGGGTCTTTCGGCTGAAAGTTTGGCCGGTGTCGATAATCTTCAAGTCCTTCCTTGGAAGGAAAACAGAACTAAGTGGTTCTATGATCTCTCTGAAGATCATAAATAGACGAATAAGGGAGAACACCATTGGCGTTTGACGTAAATGACATTAAGGCTGAGCTGACCTACGGCGGCGCTCGTCCTACACTCTTCAGGGTTCAAATTACAAACCCTGTCGACTCTTCTGCGGACGTCAAGGTTCCGTTCATGGTTCAGGCGACTCAGTTGCCGCCATCGCGAATCGGTAAGATCGAAGTCCCGTACTTCGGTCGTAAGATTCCACTGGCTGGCGACCGAGTCTTCGACGATTGGGTAGTCTCTGTCATCAACGATGAAGACTTCCCAATCCGTGACGCGCTCGAGACCTGGTCAAACAAGATCAATGCTCACCGCCGAAACATCCGTGACTTCGCTACCTCGTCTCCTCTGGCTTATAAGTCCACTGGATTGGTAACTCAGTTCGCCAAGACTGGTGAAGAGCTCAGGACTTACAAGTTCAGTGGCATCTTCCCACTGGAAATCGGCCCGATTGAGATGGCATGGGACGCGCAGGACCAAATTGAAGTCTTCCAAACTACCTTCGCCATCGATTGGTGGGAAGTCGAAAGTGGTACTACCGGGAATGGCGGCGGAGCGTAGAATAAATACTTTTGATAAAATACCCTCAGGAAACCAATCCTGAGGGTATTTTTGTATGTCCGAGAAGTCCGGCTTTATCTACATCTGGCGCGACCGCAAGCATCGACGCTACTATATTGGCGCTCATTGGGGATCCGAAGACGATGGTTATGTGTGTTCGTCATCATGGATGAAGCAGGCCTATAAGCAACGTCCTAAGGACTTCAGGAGAAAGATTCTTTCGAGAAATCTTGAATCGAGAAAGGAAATGCTCGCCGAAGAATACCGATGGCTCTCACTGATCAAAGAGCATGAAATCGGCAAGAAGTATTATAACGTTTCTGTACATCATTTCAGTCACTGGTCTTCTGACGATTTTAAACGAAATTTTATACGCAATAAAATCTCAAAATCATTAAAAGGAAAACCATCTAAAAGTTCGGGTAAGTTTTGTATTGGCAACGCTAAAGGACTCCAGACTCGTTTTACAACTGGACAAAAACCGCATAATTTTGGTAAATCTCTCGAAGAAACTTATGGCGAGCGCGCTCCTGAAATAAGAGACAGATTAAGAAAAAGCAAAGCGGGTAAATCGTTCAAAAATTCTGGACAATTTGGTTCTAGACCACCGTGGAATAAAGGACTTGCAAAACTGTTCATTACAGACGGAATAAGTAATAGATGCTTGTATAATACTACATGCATTCCTGATGGTTGGAAACGTGGAATGACTAAAAAGAATCGTAAAATTTCGGAGAGTAACCCTTGAAAATCGCAGGGTTCGAAATTAAGCGCGCGAGTGAGCAGCACTCGGAATCACTTCCATCTGTCATCCCGGATAATCCTGAGGACGGTGCCCTCGAGATTGCCGGTGGTGGCGTATTCGGAACCTATCTAGACTTCGACCAGTCTGTCAAGTCTGAAGCAGATCTCATCTCCCGTTACAGGGAGATGTCTTTCTATCCTGCAGTCGACAATGCAATCGATGACATCGTCAATGAGTCTATTGTCGCTGACACAGACGATCAAATCGTCGAAATCAGTCTTGATAAGATTGATGTTCTGGATGACAACGCCAAAGATGTCATCCGTGAAGAATTCGGAAGCATCATTTCAATGCTCGAATTCAATCAGTATGCTTACGAAATCTATCGGCACTGGTACATCGACGGTCGTCTGAATTACCATGTTCTTATTGACACTAATGCTCCTGAAATTGGCATTCAGGAACTTCGATATGTCGATGCGCGGAAGCTTCGCAAGATCCGCGAGACTCAGCGCAAAAAGACGCAAAACGGAGTCACTGTCCCTAAGACGACACAAGAGTACTACATTTACAACGAAAAGGGCTTTGGCACTAAAGGCAAGGGCGAGCGATTCACGCCGTCAAATGCCATGACAACTGGTGCAGTCAAGATCGCTAAGGACTCTATCGTCCAAGTTACTTCTGGTCTTACAGACACCAATGGCGACATGGTCCTGTCGTACCTGCACAAGGCGATCCGACCACTAAACCAACTGAAGTCTATGGAAGACTCTCTGGTCATTTACCGTATCGCTCGTGCCCCTGAACGCAGGATCTTCTACATTGACGTCGGCAATCTTCCGAAGATGAAGGCCGAGCAGTACCTTAAAGACGTCATGACTCGCTTTAAGAACAAGCTGGTCTATGACTCTGCCACGGGTGAGATCCGCGACGATCGTAAGTTCATGACGATGCTGGAAGATTTCTGGCTGCCACGTCGTGAAGGCGGTCGAGGCACTGAAATCACGACTCTTCCTGGTGGTCAGAACCTTTCGGAACTCGACGACGTCCTGTTCTTCCAAAAGCAACTCTATAAGTCCCTCAGTGTTCCACTGAGCCGCATGGATCCAGAACAGACCTTCAATCTTGGTCGCGCGACAGAGATTACCAGAGACGAAATCAAGTTCGGTAAGTTCATCTATCGCATGAGATTGCGGTTCTCTACTTTGTTCCTCAAACTTCTAGAGACTCAATTGATTCTCAAGAAGTTGATGACTTCGGAAGAATTCGCAGCGATCAAATCTAAGATTCACTTCCGCTACAATAAAGACAACTACTTCGAGGAACTGAAGGAGAGCGATCTTCTTCGTGATCGTCTGGCTATCTTGGCTGACGCTGAGCAGTTCAGAGGTCTTTACTTCTCTTCTGCTGAGATCAATAAGAAGATCCTTCGTCGAAATGATGATGACATTGAACGCCTTATGGCCGAGATGGAAGAAGACGAGCAAAATCCTCGATATGGACAGGCACCAGCGGGTCTAGAGCCATCTGAAGCCGGCCAACTCGCCGCTGGAGTTCATCCGACCCAGCAACCACCGGCTAATTGAGTATTGGTCGGAAATAAATACTCGTAACGCACGAGCGAACGAAAGGAATTCTTAATGTCCGTTGCTGCACTTATCGAGGCCGTCGTAGACAAGCGTCCTACAGACGCTGCCGATGTCTTTACAGACCTGATTCACGCTCGTGTCATTGAGGCCATTGACGCCCGCCGAGTCGCGGTTGCCGAAAGTCTTCTTACCGGTGAAGATCCTGGTGATATTGACTTCGACACCTTCGTCTGGCCAGACGACGATGACGACGATCTACCGCTTGAGTTCGAGCTAGACGATGAAGATGCTGAAGTTTTCGTTGAATGGCTCAACAGCATCGCCGGCGACAGCGAACTGATCGAGAAGGTTCTTTGGACTGATCGTACGGGTGCTGAAACAGAGCAGGACGCTAAGGAAAATCTGCCAAGGGACCACCCGGTCAATAAGGCCATTCGTCAAAACGGCGGTGCTAAATACGGGTCTGCTGGGCGTCACCACGATGCCGAAGAAGGTGATCACGACGGTGTGCACGTCGAACTGAAAAACGGTCGTCACATGTCTGCGATCGTCCATCACCGTTCTAATGGACCTCCTATCGTGAAAGTCAAGATTCACGACACAGAGCAAGAAGCCAGGTCTCACATCTCTGATCACATCGACCACATCCATGAAGGAGTCGATGAGTCGTCTCAGGGTGCCAGAAACATCGGCTCAATGAGACCTGCATCTT